CTGTCTAGTAGACATCTCAAACGGCTCATCGCCATCTGGTCTTTGTGGCAGACCAAGCTTCTCACGAGCTTCGTTAGGGACCATGATCTGAGTCTTAACATATCTCTCAAGAATCTGAGACTGAGCAATTTCATCTGTCAGGGTTAACTCATTAAATTTAAAGTCTAGAATATCTGTCTTTTCTCTAATAACTTTGCTCATCATTTTTTCTAGGTTTGCTTGAGCTGGTCTTGCAACCTGCTCCTTAAATGTACGGTCTTGAGCTAGGGCTGCAGCAATGTTTGAGGCATCGCCACCGCCAATCTTTGATAGAGGAACTTGGTGGGCAACAAGAATATCGTCCCTGTTCCTAAGTCTGTAATCGTTAAAGGATGCTTCTTGCACTCCAGCCTCAATTGGTTCCATCTTAAACTCTACCTTGTTTGTGTCTGTGTCTGCTGGTAGAGGGATGTAAAGGGTTCTGTGAGACTGTCCCTTCAGGCTAGTCTGAAGGAATCTAAACATCTTATCTTCTGCATCGGAAGATAACTTTGCCCCCTTTAGGGTTACAATGTATCGTGGAACACCCTTGTTTCCAAAGTAGTCAATGTTGTACTGAGAAGCTAGCTGATCTCCATGCAAAGCAGAGATTGCAGACATGATGTCTGGAACTCCATAAAAAGTGTTTAGTGGAGAGTATTCTTTGTAGTGAATAATTTCGTTTGGTCTTGGATCGGCTGTGATTGGATTCTGATTCTTTGCCCCAAAATTCTTAAAGTAAACAACTTTTTGACCAATAATCTGAACATAGCCATCACGCAATCTTCGAACTCGCATGGTTGTAGACGGGATGTGACCAAGGTAACCAATCTCACCAGTTACAGTTCTTCCAACCTCTAGGTAACCGTTTCCAGTTGCCTGAACATCTGTATAGAACTTCATCATTGTGTTTGAAAAAGAGTCATCGCTGTTTAGAGTTTCAAGCCACTCACGCATCTCAACCTTTGCTCTTTCGATACGTTTTCTGGCCTTGTCTGTTGCAGTCTCGCTGGTAGAAGCTTCAAGCTGCATCATAGTTCTTTTTGAGACGTGGAAGTCGTAGCCTAGGCCTACGATATTTTCTACCTTTGCGTCAATAGCTGCGTGGTTGGCAAAAGATGTGTCGTAGTAGTTTGCAAGCTCATACAGATTCCATGGTGGTGTAATGACATCAAACATTCCATATCCATTGTGGAATACTGATCCAGGATTGATCTCTTTGGAGGTTGCTCCATTTTGTCCAGTGCTTATGGCTAGTGCACTGTCTTGGTACCCCTGCCTAGTTGTGTCTACCCCAGTAAAGTCGAGGCTCTCGTATGCTTTTACGATTCGATCAGAGCGTCTCTTAAAATTCTTTTCTAGTCCAGAAAGACTTTTCAGATCATCCCACTTCTTACCGAATGGGTCTTGCTTCTTAAATAGGTCTTCTTCTAGCTCTTCTTCTGGTGCAAAGGCTTGGATTGGATACTGATACTCATCTGACATTATTACTCATCTCCGTAAAGTTCTAGGGTTTTCTTGGCTGCTATTACTGCACCAATATCGTTTAGAGATGGGATTAGACCTTGCTTCATTCGGTCTACCTGCTCACTATACTCTTCATCGGTAATTCTTGCTGTTCCTGGAAAAAACACATGGGTTCCATTTGGCTCCCCGTAGTAAGCAGCTGCTTGTTTTAGTTTTGCAATCTGGTTCTCGTCTCCCCTGTTAGCCTGAACGTTCAGAATGTTGCCATTTCCATCAGTAAACCACTTGCCATTAGCTTTTTTCCAAACATATACGCCCCATGCGTATCCAGTTTGATCTACAAGAGTTACTTTCGCTTTACCAATTGCTTCTGCAAATTTGTCTTCCATGACCACTAGTATACCATATTATACAGCAGGAAGGATACGGCTTTGCCAAGTAATTCCCTGATAGGTGTTATACTCGTAATTGTCAAATCTTAGAGGTATATCGTCATCAATAATTATTTTGTTAGTGCCTATGTAGGTTTTGTATATGTCTGATGGGTCTACCCCGAAAATGCTAGACTGAATTGCAATCAAAACTCCATTCCAGCTAAAGTCTTGGTTCCAGCCTCCCCAGATTTCTGTGGTTATTGGCGTAGGGTTTGCAGTTAAAAGCCAGGATCTCAGGGTGTTCCTTTGTATTTCTTGCAAGCTTGTAGCTTTATATTGAGAAATGTTGTTAACTAGAACTGACCCAGTAAACCTAAGTCCTCCAGGATAAGAGTCAAAGTCAAGAATTCTAGAGAATGACACCCCCAATACCCCCCAGTCGCTCAGGGTTATGACTGGCTCTCTAACAAGATTTCCATTCCAGTAAAAAGCAATTCCATTTTCTAGCCTGCCAGTTTTGGCATTGACACCATAAATCCTAGCCCTTTTGCCAGTTATATCGTTTGCAACAATATAAAACTTTATGTAAGTGTCCTTGCTTTCAATTTCAAATATTTGCTCTGGATCTAATGGGAAGCTTTCCTTTCCATATCTAAGAAAAGCCTGTATAGCAATTACCTTATAGCTATCTGACAAGTCTTTGTTAACTGGAATAGAAAAGCCACGATTAACAATTTCGCTGTAATCCCCTGCTTTTTCTATTCCACTATTTTTTGTAAGGTATAAATATGGGTTGCTGCTTTTATATATTCTATAAGGGTTTCTTGACTTATAGTCAAAGTAGGATCCGTATTTTAAATAGGGAAATACGGGAGTTCCAAACCTAGTGCCTATGGGGTTTGAGGTGTTTTCATTAAAAGCCTGAGAAGCATACTGCATTTTCTTAACTATTAATGGGTTAGAAATAATTCCTGGAACAGTCCACTCTAAATGAGTGACAATAGATACGTCTGTAATCCTAATTCCTTTTGGACGGTATATAACAGTTCCGTCTACAACCTCATACTTTGTAGTAACCCATTCCGATCCAGGAGAAACTACGTTGTTTTGAGGTGCTGGCATTAGTGAAAAATAAGAATTTTTGGCAGATGGGTTATTCTTTAAATACTGAAAAGACACATAAGACTTAACCATATTGTTAGAAGTATCATATTTTCCATCTTGAAAATTTTCTAATGCTGGATAATCTATGTTAAACTGAATAAAGTCTAGATCGTAATATTTGTTATCCTGTATGTCGGAAACGTACTGTGCAAAATATGTCAGTGGCTGATAGTCTTCCCAGTAACCTTCTATCGCAATATCCATCATGATAGTGTTAAAGTTTATTTTTGGAATTAGGGTATAGCTTGCAACAAAGTTTTTTATTTCATTAAGCGGAAGTGGCTCGAGGGCCCCGATAACCCCTTTTTCTTCAAAGACTGATGAAATTTTTTCTAGACTTCTTTCACTACAGAATCCTACTTTGTATATTTTTCCAGAAAAAGTGTTTTGAAAATCTTGGTCTCCTCCAACCGACAAGGAAAGTTGGTTCTTATTTCCAAAAAATGATAGTATTTGATTGCCAAAATATTTTGAGAATGCATCAATATCAATACCTACAGATAAACTTTCTCCAGAAACAACCGCAGCATCTTCATACAGGACTCTTGATACCCCATCAAAAAATAGATTATAATACAGAATCCCAGATTCGGTGTATACTTCTAAATAGCTTGAGTTACTCTTATGCTGTATTTTAAAAAGAATCTGCTTACTTGATGAAAAAGATACGGGTATTCCAAATACCCCAAAAAACGCTTTGACATCTTGTTTTATAACGTTCATGTCTTCAAATAATAGATATCCGTTTTTATTTACAAAACTTATAAAAGGATCTGTCTGTTGACCACTTATCTGATAAAGGCTTTCGTACCAAGATTTTGTCGTTGAGTTATCGTCAAATATGGCTGCTGGTAGCTTATAGTCTGGCACAGAAAGAGAGTCGTCAACTATAGACAGATTGTCAATAATTCCCTGGTTCCAGCGGCCAATGTCTGGATAGCTATAATTGCTAGTGTAATCTGCAAAAGCATAGTCTATAAGAACCGATGTTCCACCGTAAGCACTGTTTGCATTTTCTGGAAACTCGACGGCTTGGCCGTAAGCAAATCTTCTTTTTGCAACAACTGCTGGAACTAGGTATGAATAAATAGCTACGCAGTCAACGTCTAGAAAAGGAACACTAGTTGAAGCATAAAATCCTAGCCAGTCATTATTTTTTTCTACTCCGCCTTGGTTTATGGTTGCTGCTGGTAAGCTTATGTCTTGTGTTGAGTAAGTTATTTCTATAACTTGTTCCCCATTTATTAATAGAGATGCGGAGTTCTCTAGAACTTTAAAGTCTAGAAGCATTGGCCTGTACCACTCAGTAATTGGGTGAGCTCCTACAGAATTCCCTATTTTAATTTTTATAAATGGTCCATCCACATAAATTCCGTCCTGAGATCCAATTGGACCGAATATCCTTGTTGAAGTAGTTGCTTTAGAATCAATCCTAGCCCACATCTCTACTGTGTATTCTCTATATCTTCCAGATTCATTTAAGAATCCCAGACCAGGAATAATCAAGGATGGGTTGTTTCCGTTTGGCAAAATTCTTGTTACGTTTGAAGATCCATAAACAATAGGAACTCCAGAATTTTTTGCAACAAGAGCTCCATTGTTGACAAAGTAATAACCAGACAAATCTTGTAGCCCATAAGAGCTTGCGGTAATTGCATCATAAGTAAATGGAACACTTGCTGGCAATGGACTTCCAGAAACTCCGAGGGATACCGCAGAAAATTCTTCTGACCATTGACCAAGAGTAACACCATTAATATAAAAATCATAGGGTGGGGTCTCTGGGTCTCCAACTCCTCCAGCGTTGGTGTGGGTAATTCTTATTACAATCCTTATTGGATTTGGGGTAGCTGGAATTGAAAAAGTTTCTGAAATCAAACTCCACCTATCAAAAATTTGAGAATCAAACTTTTTTAAAACTGGAGAAGCTAATCCATCATAAATATATCCAATTTCGTAGGAAATTACAGTAGGGGTTTCTGAATAAAGATACGCTCCTATTGAAAAAGTTTCTAAAGATGCGTTCATTGCTGATGGGCTAACTATTGCAGAACTTAATAAGCTAATTCTTGTTGTCTGACCAGCTTCAAATGTTGATGAAATTGTTGTTGTTGATGTATCTGTAAATGGCTCATTTAGTATTAAGTTGTTTGTTTCTAATGTACCGTTTTCAATAGTCCACAGGGACACATCTCTTTGTACGTCGGATATTAAAGATAGGTAGTCGGCTTGATCGTCTAAAGCCCACATAGCAATAGGATGCTCGCTGAATATTTTTTCGGCGTATAGATTGGATGGGCTAGCCATTGTTCTCCTGTAGAGTTGTTAGAGTCTTTTTCAATTATACCACTAAGTGTTTACCTTAAAGGTGTTTTATTCCGCAATTTTATAAAATTCTAAATTTTTGTTTAGTCTAGCGTTATTGGGATTATGGCTAATTGCCAAGATTACTTGATCAATTGCTTCTTGTTTTTTACCCAAATTCCAGGCAGATATAGAGGCTAAGT